AAGCTCCACCAGTCCGGGATCGTGACCGGGTCCGCCAGCGTCCGCCACCCGAACGTCTCCAGCGCGCCCCACCGGTACTGGGCGGTGTTGACGCCGTTCTGGCTGAGCGACGTGTACTCGGAGTCGAGGTGGCGGAGCTCGACGTCGACGGCGTAGTCCGAGATGCCGTTGACGCCCGCCGCCGGGGTGTCGGGGTTGATGCCGTGCCCGTCGTTGTAGGCGCACTGACCGGCGACCACGGCCGTCCAGCCGATCGGCCTGGTCGTGCCCGGAGTGACGCCGGGGAAGATGCCGAGCGGAGCGAACAGCGCCGAGCGTTGCACGCCTGGGTTGGTCTTGTAGACGGCCGCGTAGGTGGTGAGCTGCGCCGCCGTCGACGCGGCTGCCGGCTCGATCAGCGCGCACCGATTCGTGTTCAAGGCATGCTGGAGCAGGTACGTGTTCAGCGTCGGGTCGACGTTGCCTGGGCACCACACCTGCCCGGGCCCGTACGCCTTCGTGAGCTTGTCCAGGCACGCCTGGAGCTGCGGCGTCGTCGGCGCCGCCCGCGTCTCCGGTTCCTCAGCGGCCTTCGCCTGCTTCGCCGCCTGCTTCTCGTCGACCTCCTCCTCGAGGCCCGGCACCTCGCTCGCCTGCACCTGCATCATCGACGGGGTCGTCGGGACGGCGCAGACCCACAGCTTCGAGCCGCCTTCGCGGAAGAACACGTCGACGTGGTCGTACAGGACGACGCCTCCGGTGCGAGCACCGAAGATCGTCACGTACTGGTCGAGTGACTGGATCAGCGTCGGCACGACAGGGCCGATCGCGCTGCCGCCGACGACGAACCCGACGCCGGTGTCGGTCGGGATCTGCGGCGGGATAGGGGCCGTCCGTGTCAGGACGTCCCAGCCTGGCCTTGGCATCTACTCCTCCTCTCGGGTTGGCGTCGGCATCGGCTCGTCGATGCGGACGTTGTCGATCTCGAACTGGACGATGTCGGCGGTCGCCCACGGTGGCCACGGTTGCGTGTCGGGGTCGAGCGGCGCGTCCGGCGTCTTCGGCCCGGCCCACTTGTTGCCGGTGTCCTCGACGTCGACGACGAACGAGGTGATGCGCCCGGCCAGCGTCCGTGTGTCGTCGTAGTTCAAGGGCATGTCGCCCTCGCCGACCCACTTGGTGCCCATCGCCTGGCCGTCCAGCGACGAGCGTTGGTCGAGCAGCATCCGGTGGGCGAGCACGTACAGCCACGCCAGCTTCGACGCGGCCTGCTGCGTGTTCGCCGAGCAGAGCACGCCGATCTGCACCGCCCAGCGGGTGAAGTAGGTGCCGTCGCCGCCCATCGACGGGCGTTCGGCGGTGCCGGTCGAGATCACGAACACGGCCGGGAGCTGGTCTTCCGGCCACTTGTCGTACGAGAACGACGGCACCCAAGCCCGCACCCTGGGCAGCGACGTCTCCGGGAGGTTGTGCTGCCGCGCGACCTCGGCCAGGTACGTCATCGACCAGGTCTGGAGGCAGGTGATCACCATGTCCTCGACGTCGGCGCCGGCGACCGCCAGCCCGAAGATCGAGTCGGACGGGCTCTTGTCCAGGCGACCGCCGCGCGGGAACGACCGGATGTCGAGCGACTCCGTCACCGACCGCCCTTGATGTGCTGCTGGACGAGCTTGGCGACCTGCCGCGCCTCAGACGGCCGCAGCTCGACCAGCGTCCGCTTCGGCATGTTCTTGGTGCCGTACTGGTGGAAGCGGGCGTAGTCGACGTTCGGTGTCGGCTCCGACACGAGCTCGTCGGTCGTCGACTGCTTCGCCGTCTGGCGGGTCATCGCCCGCTTGAGCTTGCCGGTGTCGACGAGCATCTGCGAGCCCTGCTTCCGCTGCCTGGTCTCGTCGGCCAAGGGAGGCCAGCCCGGCCCCTTGTTCTCGAACCGGCGTTCGGTGGACTTGTCGACAATGTCGGAGAACCCGCGCTTGATCGGGCCGAGGTCGCGGGCGCGGACGCCGAGCCCGGAGATCTCCGCGACCGCCTTGCCGACGCCGCGGCTTTCGACTTCGACCTTCACGGGCTCGAGAACGGGATCGAGTCGATGGGGATCGACGTCCAGGAGCGGATCGGGATCATGCCGATGTTCATCGCCGCCCCGCCGGTGAGGAGCTCCTTCGCCCGCTCGACCAGGGCGACCAGGTCGGACTGGCACTCGGCGACCATCTCCGCGTACGCGGACCGGTCGGAGCGGACCTGCTCCGGGTAGTAGGAGCGTTCGACCCGGCACGCGGTCCGGCAGGCGACGCAGTCGGCGACGGCCGGGACGAGCTCGGGCGGCAGGTGCTCCACTGGCGGCAGCCGCATGAGCACCTGGGCGACGGCCTTGTCGATCTCGGCCTCCACCTGGTCGCTCGTCGGCTTGGTCTCGTCGTCGAAGGTGCCGACCTCGTTCCCGTACGAGTCCTTCGTGCGGGCACGCAGCCAGAGCGCGACGTCGTCCACGCTCGGCCGGACGCCGGCGGGTGCCTTGATGCCTTCGGGTGAGCTGGTCATGGCGGCTCCGGTAGTCGCATCATGCGGTCGGTCATGATCGGGCCCTCGACGCTCGTCGTGTCCCACTCGACCGGGTCGTCGAGGTCACGCTGCCACCAGTCGTCGGGCCAGTTCGGCATCGGCGTCCGCCACTGGTAGTTGAAGCGCAGCCCGATCCCCGCCGACGACGGAGCCTGGAACGCCTTCGGCGGGTACTCGGGCAGCGGCATTACTCCGCCTTCTCCGTCTTGGCCGCAGGCTTCGCGGCGCCGGACTTCTTGGCGCCGGCGCCGGGCTCGCCGCGGATCTGCTGGACGGCGTTGCCCATCGGCGGGTCGGTGTCGGGCTTCTCCGGGTCCTCGACGTAGGTCGAGTCCTCGTGGAGCGGCGACGACGGGTCCGGATGCTCGAGAGTCTCGTCTGCCATGTGTCCTCCTTAGGTCGCGTTCTTGATGGCGACGACTGAGCGGTTGATGTCGTGGATCATGAACGCCAGCCGCGTCTCGTACCGGACGGCGGTCAGGTCCTCCTGGAACAGCTTGCGGTCGGTCGTGCCGTCGTTGACGGTCGCCTCCGAGCTCGTCGTCAGCAGGACGTCGTTGCGGATGCGGACGTGGAGGTTCGGCCGGTGCACGACGAAGCCGAGGATGTCCGTCGCGGCCGGAGCCGCCGACGCGTTCGTCAGGTTCGTCGACGCGAAGTTCGCCAGGCCGTACAGCGGGTCGCGGCCGGTGCCCGGGCCGTAGATCGGCATCGACGTGTCCAGCGACGACCGGGCGTCGCGGAGCACCTGGGCGAACCCGAAGCCGAGCAGTACGCCCATCTGCCCCGGCGCGCCGTACCCGTTCCCTTCGAGGATGCCCATCGCCTGCGACACGGCGAGCTGCAGCGCGTCGGGCTTCGCCTGCACGTACTCGACCGACGTCGTCGTCTGGTTCAGCGCCGAGTCGAACGTCGACGTGATCGACGTGCCGACGGCCATCCCGACCGCGTGCGCGTCGATGGCGTCGTTCAGGGCGGTGCGGATGCCCGAGTCGACGAGGACGTTCAGGTCGCCCGACTGGACGTCCTGGAGCATCTCGTCGGTGAACAGCACGATGGTCGCGAACTTCTTGACGTTCAGGACCGCCTGGCCGAACTCGGCGCCGGTCGCAGGCTTGGTCGCGCCTTCACCGACCGGCCCAGCCGTGGGCTGACCCAGCCAGATCGGGAAGTTGGTCTTGATCGCCGACGTCGCCCTGCTGTCGCCCGCGAGGGCGATCGCGCCGGCCTCCTTGAGGATGCCCTGGATGAGGATCTGACCCTGCTCGGGCGGGATGAGATAACCGCCAGCAGCAGAGATGCCCTCGGAGAGCGGGATTCGGTTCGCCATGTTCGCTCCGTTCTGCCCGCCCCCCGGCGGGCGCGTCTACTGAGGTGGCACTTGGCGACCGATCGCCCGCATGAGGAAGTCGTTGTGCTCCTCCTCGGGCGGGCCCTTCACGGGCGCCGGTGTGCGTGCCCCACCACCGAAGTTCGGGGTGGTTGTGGACGCCGGGGTCTGTTCGGCGAGCAGGGCGGAGAGCTCCTCAGCGCGAAGCTCCATCTCCTCGCGGGTCGAGCCGGTCAGGAACGCCGCCGCCTTCGCGTCGAGGCCGCGTTCTGCGGCGACCTCGAACCGGAGCAGGCTCGTCTCGGCCGATCCCGCCCTGCCTTCGGCAGCGGCGAGCTTGGCCTGGAGCCGCTCGAGCTCCGACTTCTCGGCGTCCTCGCGCTCCTGGAGGCGTTCCTCCAGCTCCGCGATCTTCTTGCGGTTGATGCCCGACTCGGCGCGTAGCTGCCGAACGTACGACTCCGGGTAGGTCTTCGGCTCCTGAGCCTCTTGCTCGGGTGCCTGGTCGGGCTTCTTGCCCTCGTCGGCTTCGGGCGTCTGGCCCTCGGCTTCGACGTCGGCGGGCGATGGTTCTGCCATCTATCCCCCTGTCGGCTTGGACGGTGGAGGCGGCGGCGGCGCCGGTGATGCCCCCGGTGGCGCTGCGCCCTTCGCTGGCGGTGCTGGCCCTGGTTGCGGCGGGCCCTTCTCGGTGACAGGCGGCGCGACGCCGGCCAGCTTCTCGGCGGCAGCGGCCTGGGCGGCGACGAGCGCGAGCTGCTCCTCGCGCGCGGACTCCTCCAGCTTCTCCATCTCGGCGATCTGCTCGGGCGTATAGCCCATCTCGCGCCACAGGATCGGCAGCGGCACGCCGAGTGACTTCTTCTTGACGCAGGCGTCGACGATCACGGACGGAGGCACACGCTCCGGGTCGTCCCAGATCGCCTCGAGGTCGGCCTGGACGTCGCCGCCGAGCGCCAACGCCATCGCCTCCTCCCAGGCGTCGGAGAAGAACAAGATCTTGGCGCGACACTTCGTCGTCAGCCCGGCCTCGGCCGCGATCAGCGCCTCACCGGACGCGTTCACGACCTGGCCGAGCAGGTAGTGAGGCGGCGTCCTCGTCTGCGCGGCGAAGTGCTGGATCAGGAGGTTGATCGCGTTGACGTAGTTCCCGAGCTCGGTCGGGTTCAGATCCCACACGCGGGCGGTGTCCTCCTCGAAGTTCCAGAGGCGGCTCATCGTCGCCTTGAGCTGCACGGACGGGTTGACCTCGCCGGTGTTCGGGTCCTTCGGCAAGTCGACGCCGGTCAGGGCGCGCTGCCGGAACGCGCCGTACTCGGACGCGACGATCATGTCGGTGCAGATCTTGTTGATCGCGTTCTGCAACGGCACAGCCGGCTCCAGGTCGGAGTGCCCGCCGCTCATCAGGCCGGGCTTGTTCTCCAGCGGGATCACCGGCACGACGCCGAGCGTGTTCTTGATCGCGTCCTTCGGCACCCACTCGTTGTTCGACGGCAGCGAGAGCTGCTTCTCGGTCGACCCCGGGATCACCGTCGCGACGGCAGGCTCGGAGCTCTCGAACACGATCACCAGGTCGGGCAGGTAGAGGTAGACGTTGACGTAGCCGTCGTCGCCGAGCCACCGCTTCAACGCGGCCAGCCGTTCGCGGCGTCCGGCCGGGTCGCGGATCACGACCATCTGTCCGGCGTGCTCGACGGTGATCTTCGGCTCGTCGCCGGTCGGGTCGACGAGGAGGAACGACTGTCCGCACTTCCCGGCCTCGGTGTGGGCGATCACGCTCTCGGTGTCGAGGTCGTTGTCCTGCCAGATCGTCCACGCCTGGTCGTTCGGCGTGCCGCCCTTCTGGAACCCGACGATCTTCAACCGCTCCACGGGGGCGTCGACGACGATCTGGCACCAGTTGTCGGCGAACGCGCCGAACAGGGTGCCGAACGCCTCCCGGAACTTCGACGTGGCGAACTGGAGCGGATGACGGCCGTCGTAGTACGCCTCGTACACCTGGGCGGTCGCCGCCTGCATCGTGAGCTGCGCGAGCAGGATGTCGAGCCAGTCGTCCGGAGTGCGGTCTTCGACCCTCGGTGGCCTCGGCGTCGTCGCGTAGGTGCTCATGTTCAGAGGAAGTTGTAACCGCCCTTGCGCTTGCTGTCAGGTAGCAGGATGTTCGCCTCCCACGCCAAGAGCGCAGCATGACACGCGCTCACCGGCCTACCGCCCACATCGTCCGACGTGACGTACGGCAGATTCCGCGTCCGGCTGATCCTGGCGGCGGCGATCGCGGCGTCGAAGTCACGACTCGGTGAATGGTGCAGACGGCCCTGGAGGGCGTCGGCGCGGAACCTGGCGGTGATGTCCGACGTCTTGGGCGAGGCACGCTCGATCGGCACGTCCACGACCCGCTTGCCGCCGAGCGACTTGCGCCACTGGTCGACCAGCGTCGCCCACTCGGGCGTGTACGAGCAGAACACGCCGGCGACCTGGTACTTGGCGATCGCGGCCAGCAGCGCGTCGTCGACGTCCTCGGGATCCACGACCTCGTCGGCGGGAGGCAGCCAGACGTCGGTGAGGAACAGGATCCCGTCCTCGCGGCGGCAGGCGACCAGGGCGCAGGTGTCGGTGCCGCGGAAGCCCAAGGTGACCTGGTCCTTCTCGGCCAGCTTCGCGTCCTTGACCTCCAGGCTCCTCCAGACCTCCAGCTCGAGGAAGCTGCCTTCGGCGGTCGTCCAGACGCAGCCGTGGAGCTGGAGGAACCGGCCGTGCGTGAGCGCCGGCGAGTGCGCCGTCTCTAGCAGCCGCTCGGTCGTCACCCAGCTCGCGGGGTTCGCGGCCTTGATCGCGTCCATGTTGAACGGGTCCAGGGTGCGCGCGTCGTAGTTGTAGATCAGCGTCTTGCCCGGATGGTTCCGGCTGATCGTCAAGGCGCGGTGGATGCGCTCAACCTCGCCCTCGACCTCGTTGCGGTCGATCATCTGGCCGAGCAGACCGGTGACGCGTTCG